CAGCGGGGTTGCTTTTTAAACGGTACCCCTGACTTTGTGAGTTTATATTGCCGACCAGATCCGTTACAAATTACACATTTTTGAACAACCGTCTTTTGTATAACTCGGGTGGTTTGTCTAACAACATCTTTAAAACGACTAGGTTTCATTCTGGGCTGATGTAATGGTTTACCATTCGCACCTATGCCTATGTTAAATAACTGTTTATGAAGATCTCTGTTTGTAACCTCTCTTGAATAAACTAACTTAGTCATATCCTGCCCAGAGCTCAAATTAATAGGTGTATCGCCCATCACAGATATCGATATTTGTTGAAGTCTATCCTCTAGCTCTTTCTTTTCATTTGAATAATCTTCCTCAACTTTGTTAAGCTTCTCTAGATCAATCTTAATGCCGTTTGTCTCTACCTCGACCAAGAAAAGCAGCATTTCGTTCATTAAATCAAAGATAGCTGTTAAACTATTGTTTTCTGGCAACTTTAAGTCATCGATCTGCTGTTTGTATATTTCATAACAACTTATGACATCTGCTTCACAATATTCGATCACTGTTTTTAGTGGCATTGCTTCATAGCCTACCCCAGATTTAAATAGGTCTTCGACGAGATCTGATTTCTTGAGTGCAACAGCACGCCTTATGGCCGTTTCTTTTAAGCTTAATGGCTTTATCTGTCCTCTGGCATAAATAAATTCACCCAGCATCGTGCAATGCACCTGGTCGGGCAGTTTAAAACCCATTTGAGTAAACCAGTTGTAATCAAATTTAGCATTGTGAGCTACAAAAACTCTGGCTCTGTCTAACGCAAATTGAAACTCGGCTGGATCATCTGTTTTATATTGGTCTTTGTGATAATAAACATCAGTTGTAATGTCTTTCGTTGTTACTTCCCACGCCGTGCCTATTGGTACAACGACATAGGAGACACAGACGCACTTATTTTGTGGATTGTGAGGGCTGCCATCGATTCTATGGCCTATTTTTTGGATCGTTGTTTCTGCGTCAACGATAATAGCGTACTCAATCTCCATAGCGGCTAATCTCTCCATACAGCGTAACCGGTATTACACCATGCCAACCAGTTAGTTTATTTTTAGCCACGCTGAGATAACGTACCTGAGCCCCTTCATCCTCATCATCAAGATCTTGCTTCCCAATACCAATGATTAAATCAGCTTCAGCGCTCTTACCAATTTTTGAATTTTCCATCATCGTAAGATCTAAACGAGTTCGTCCAGCAGCGTCGGCGGAAGCTTGGGAGACTGCTATTACAGCACAATCATAACGCTTGGCGCTCTCCCTCATTCTGCGATACAGTTCTCGCAGCTTTTCATGAGTACCGTTAAAGTGTCCTTGTAATTGAACTTTATCAAGCTGATCAACGAACACGATGTCTAGGCCAAAGCGATCTTTTCGATGTTTGAGGTAGGCATCTACTTTGTCCATATCCCAGTCGGGCGTATCCATAAAAGATAGGCGCCCTTGTTTGCGTTCACGAAAAAGATCTCGAGCATGAGCTGGGTTAGCCTTAACTTGTTCGCGAGTAAGCCCAGTGCTCGCACTCGCAGCTCTTTGAACAGTTTTTCGAACCGCTTCTTCATTACCAAGTACCAGGACTTTTGCACCCTGGTCGATAAAACCATTTGGCGCGCAAATCATCGAAACGACCATCGCAGTTTTTCCAACATTGGGGGTTGCAAATAATATTGAAAAGTCGGAACGCCCAACACCATATATTTTTTTACTGAGAGAATTAATATTAAATTGAAATCTGTTCTCATTGCTATCAAACTTTTCTAACTCAACCAGATCATCAGTACACTCTTCACCAAATTCATCAGGCATATAACTATCTTTATGCCTATCAATTAAAGTCTGTAGCTCCCCCATCGCTGCGAGATCACCCTCAGACATCTTCAAACCAAGCGTGGCTATGTCATGCCCAATAGATTGCCTCCAGAGCCCCTCTATGGCGTCCTGAGAGACATCAGGACTCAGGTAATTAGCTTCATCTATACTATTAATTACGAACTCAATGCTTTGAGTTTCAGCAACCGTTGCTACTGGGTTTTTAAGTTTCCAGAGAGTTAACAGATCATCAACACTCAGATCGTGTTGATATTTATCATGGCCTTCAACAATACACTCAAAGAGCTCTAATGTATCGTCGCTAAATAGTTTTCTGTTAAGTTTATCCCTGTTTTGCTCGTAAAAGTCGTTTGTAAGTAATGTTTTTATTATATTGTTTGTTAGCATCCTACCTCTACTATTCCTGCTTTTAGGATTAGTAGTAACATTAGTGTACACAAAAATAAAGCCCCAAATTTGATTGAGGCTTTTACAACTTACAATGTATTAAGTTATTATATTCTTAACTAGTTCTTATTTTTAGATTTTTAAGATCTGGTTTAGCGTCACCACGCCTTTCTTTCATATCACAAGCGAAATAGGTTACCCTGTTGTTGCCACTCACCAAGCTTTCCATAGCAGTTTTAAGTTTTTTCTCTTCTTCTGCTGCATCAGCAAACCCACCAGGTAGTTCATAATCCACCAATATAAGCCCTCTGCATTTCATAGTAGTCTCTCCATAATTTTTTTGTCACATAAATTTTTTAAATCATCTTCTAAAAATACAAGGCGTGTCTTTACTTGATTTTGAAATAATTTTTTAATCTTCAAACCTTTTCTCGACGCATCCTTATCTAAGGCCACAATTAATTCATCATACTGAAATAACTGTAACCTCTGTTGAAGGCTTACATTAGTTCCAAGAAGAGCACAACCCTTTAGATTTTGTACGTTACTGGCAGCACAAGCACTTGCTATATCCTCTACTACAACAACCTTTTTACCGTCACCCACAGTCATTAACGTATCAATTTCACCAAATACTTTCCACTTTGGGTTTTGATTATGTAAAGAACGCCCAGTAGCTCCCGTCTTTTCTTTATTAAAAAACAAGATCCGGTCATCTTTTACACTGTACCGAATATATATTCTGTTTTCGAGTAACGCTTTTAAACAATTATTTTTTTTAAGATATTCATAAGCATCCTTATGTAGTAATGGATCGCTTAGGTGATCAGGTAATGGATTTCTAGTTTTCTTTATTATTGTATCTTTGTTACCATCAAGCCGCCGAATTATTGTACTTGTAGACATTTTACCAGCACTCGAACCGCGTGTAGCACATTTTGCTTTGTAGCAATTCCAAACTTTTTTTCCGTTAGATAATGAAATAGTGAAGGTGTTCTTACCGCCACAAAACGGACAATCCATCCGTTTTGTTTCATCTTCAATTACTCGAATAGGCTTAATAATTTCGAGTTGATCTTTGTAGTTAAGCATTTACTACTATTATTGTATTATCTTGCTCACATGTTCGAGTGATGTATAATCTCTTATCATTTTTATCAATGTAAACAGTATTACCATTTTCGCGAACATCTTCAGCGGCATCTAAAAGAGCGTTACCAAGTTCCAGTGCCTGTTTTGTATTCATTGTAAACATAATTACCCCTTTATACTCTATAGTTTAAAAATATACGAATTTAGATGGCTAATCATCTATGCATATTTTTAATTTGATGGCTTTTTCTCAAACGAGATTTTGGAGTCGTGAAAACCAATAGTTATTTTTTTACTATTTTGTCGTAAAATTTTTGAAAGCATAATTTTAATTTATGGTATTTAAACTCACATTAAAAGTACTTTAACTGAGGTTTCAAACCTCACTTAGTGAGGTCAAACCAGTTGTTTTTGTTATAATTGTCACCGGCCGGAAGATATTTCAAAAAACTTTTAAAGGTTTGTAAATGATCCATTTTTTGTTCTGTGTGAAACATTGCTTCTGTCTGTAAACGCTTAACATATCCACGCATAGTTATGTTTGTTGCACAATACCAATACCCTCTATCAACCTTAGTCTTGTGTGCATATCCAGAATCAGTTGCTTCTTCAAAAATACTTCTTACGGCAGTTTCACTCAAACCATAATCCTCAGATACTGAGGTTACAGACAACAGTTTTTGTTGTACTGTTGCTTGGCAGAGAAGCATCCATATAATATATTTTGGGTAAGTGGATCTAAAATAATAAGCTACGCCATATTGATCTTCCTTTGCCATACGTTGCTTCATTCGTAATAACTCATACTCAAGTTCAGACTCTAAATGATTTAAAGTCGCATGAGCTGCAAAAGTGACTGGAGGAATTACGCCATCTACTTTAAGCGCTTGTACAATATCGTCGTTTACGTTCGTCCAATGCTGCGGATTAATGTCGTGGAAGTCGAAAGTTTTATTTAAATCTTTATCCCAATTTTTTATC